GGCATTGATGGCCTTTTGAATGTTATTAGGCAGTCTTGAAAACCCCATGGAGACCTTATTCATTTCGTCCGCAAGAGGCTTAACAGCTACCGTCACTTGTTTAATCTTGGCGGCAAACTCCGTCAATTTCTGATTATCAAGAGCATTGGTTATATCCGGTATTTTCTTGAGCTGATTCAGTGCAGTGCCCAGATTACTTTTGCCTATCGTCCCCAAAGGCTGCAAAGCGTCAACAAGCCTTTTGATCTTTCCGGAAGGATCGGTCAGTTTGCCCATTGCCTCTGCGAATCTATTAAACTGATTGGTGACGGAAGTTAATCCCGCACCGCCTCTGGCAACACGCTTTAGCTCTCCAAGAGACTTAGACAATGCGTCTATCTCAGGAGAAACATTCATGGAACGTGATTTTATTTCAACAACCAGCTCGTCTATCGGTTGAAACGCCATTACTTAGACCGCCTTTCCCATGCTTCACCCCAAGCAGTGAGGTCAGCAATGATTTTTTGACGCTCTTTTTCGGCGTTCTCTTGTTTTTCCTCCTCGGTCAAAGGAGTAACCCTTACAGGCTCCATATACTTTTCAGGAACGGAACCCTTTTTAGCAAAAGCATTTTGGAGCACAACGCTCATCGCATTGTAGATATACAAGCCTTGCAGCCACATCTCACGGCTTTTCTGCTCGTTTTTCAGTTCATGCGCCTCGGCGTAATATTGGAGCATTGTCGGGTCTCCATGCCAATATTCGTCCAAAGAAACACCTATAGCCATGTAATATGAGCACAGCTTATCGGCATACTCGCTGAAAGTAAGGGAGGGAGAATCTACCCTCGATTCACCCTCCACGGAACGTTTCCCTTTGGCGTCATGGCCTCTCGTACTTCGTTAATCATTTCCAGTAAAACTTCCAGCAAAGAACCGTCCTCGCTTGTTTCGGAAAACTCGTTGTAAATATCCCTGCGCACCTTTTGATTGACAAAGCTATGGTTGACCTCAAAGGCGGAAATGAACAAATCTTCCGTCATTGTCAAAGGACGCTCACCTCTTGCGATCTCTGCAAGCAAGCCTGAACGATCCAGTCTTTTGACTGTTTCAATGTCGTAACCAAGTGAATAATCTTTGCCTTTATACTCGAAATCAAGTGTAGTTCTGGGCATCTTTGCACCTCCTAGGTTGATTCAACCCTGATAATTGTTTTTCCTACCGAATAATTTGTTCCCGCATCTGTCGCAACAGTAATGTCGCACTGGCCCGGCCCGACGTAAGTGATCACAACATTCGCACCGTTCTTTGTAACCGTAGCAACACCGGTATTAGACGACGAAACGGAATTGATGACCGCATCCTCGTTGTCGAGAACAGGCGTCAATGTAATCGGACTGCCGTCAGACGTCAGCTCCTGCGTTGTTATAGGCGTGATATACACCGCCGGTTTTGTAGGTTTGTTCTGCCAGCCCGCTATTCCCGTAGGCGTGATATACGCTGTGATCTCGGCCACGGTGTCTACGTCCATTCCAAGAACGCCCAATAAAGAAGGCTCTGCGCTGAAATAGAACGCTTTGCTCAAGCCGGGAATATTGATGACAAACCAAGCCTTTGAGTTTTCCGCCAGCTTGCAAAGCGTGTACCATGCAGCCTGTACCTCGTTTGTATTGTTGCATGTAATAGGCAATGCTCCTGACGGGTCCTTTAAGATTCTTATATACCGGTGATATTCCGTATCTTCCAGCGTCGTGACCTGCTGGCTTGTAGGTTCAGGGTTGAGGCCGGGGGTAGATTTCACCCCCGGTATTCTCTGATACCCTGAGGAGGGCCTTGAAGACGCAATGGCAAACCCAACGGTGACACCGGCTGTTGATAATTCATTAGCCATGATAACCTCCCATTAGGTCGATTTCGTTGCCCATCCTGCAACCTGATTAGGCGTGACATAAGCGGAAATCTCCGCAACACTGCCCACCTCCATAGCCTCTAGGCCAAGGTCGGAAGGCATACCGGCAAAGAAAAAGCTGTTTGTAAGGCCCGGAATCGTAATCTCAAACCATGTCGCTTTATTGGCTGCTTTTGCCGTTTCAGCAGCGGAAACAAGAGCGGCCCAAGCGGTCTGAAACTGGCTTGTGTTGTTAGCGACAAACGGCAATGCTCCACCTACGTCTTTAAGGCCGGGGATGTAGCGATGCCATTCTGCGTCTGACAAGTCCGTTACCTGTATGCTTGCCGGCTCAGGGTTAAGCGAGGGTGTAGACTTGATATTGGGGATTGCTGTATAACCGGCCGTCGGCCTTGTGCCTCCGGTGGATTCCACCGCATACTTGACCAGTACGCCGGCAGTTGAAAGTTCGTTAGCCATAATTTCCTCCTATTTGTGGAATGATAAATAATCTTCTTCGTATCTGCCTACTACCGCACGATATCTGGCTACCATGCGATAAATAGAGCTGTCTATATTGACCATTGGCGAGCAGGAGATACGAACAAAACCAAGCTCTAACATCGTCGAATCGATATTAGAGATGATCTTCTTCGTCTCTGCCTTTCTGCCGCTTGTTTTGTTGGAATAGGCGTCCACCTGATACATCAGCACAGCATGATTTTCAGGAGAGGACGAGTCAATGCTCCATTCATAAACGGAATTATCCATCTCGACTATCGTTGCGGCAGGAAATGAAGAAGGAGCAGCGATATTCTCTCCGGAAACGAAAATATTACTAAACTCGTCCCGTAGAGCATTGGCTACCGTGTTGAATACAATATTTTCAACATTGATCACTTAAACACCTCCCTAGCAACATCCAAGATGGACCGGCGCATTTCCTCCGTTGCGTACCACATGCCGAGAGCGGCAGGATTACCTCTCGCAAATACCTTTTTGCCTGTCTCGTCGTAGTACACCCATATAGGACGACTTCCTCTGCCTTTTCCATACTCGCCTATACCAACTACACCCTCCGGTCTAGGAAGAGGGTATGGTTCTACAGGGTTGTGATAAACACCTGAGCCAAACTCGATGAAACAAACAGCCTGACCTTTTGCCACAATGGCCCAACCGTCCTTAATCCTGCGAAGATTGACCGCAACATCGTTTACTCCGTCGTAAATGGCGGTAGTAAACCGGACAGATGCCTCGTTAGCGCCGATCAAGGCAAGTTTCTCAATCAATAATCTGCGTTTACGCTCCAAGTCTTTTTTGTAGTCCTTTAATTTAGCGATAGCATGATTGATTGATTTTTCATCCAGTCTGATTTCAAGGTTCATTTCCCTGCTCCAAAAATGTATTGATCTTTTGGGCGTAGAAGATCACATGGTTCAGAGAAGGCCTTACGCCGATAATGCGGTAGTTATGATTGGGAGCGTAGTCAACAAAAGGACTTGAAGGCTTTTTGCCGAACCAAATGATCGACGCTTCATCAACCATCCTGTCGGAAACAACCCTGATGACGTTTCTTGAATCAATGCCGAACATCGCTATTTCCGCATCGGAATCGACAAAGCTGACGTTCCACTCCACTTTAACCGGTGGATTGTACGTTATCTTGTACTCTCCCGTCTCATTGCCGTAATCGTCGATGATCTTTTCCTTGTCTTTGTACGTTGCTATAAACAACGGCTGTGCGTTTTTTAACAGCACTCGCATGTGACCACCCCTAGTAAATTTGCGCCAATGGAATGACGTTGGACCTGATATAGTCAAGCATGTCGCTGTGTTTCCATTGACGTGAAATACCGTTCTCTGAATGTGATAATTGTCCTTCCGCACCCGCCATGCTGAATCCTGCTACCACTGCCATGACCTGCGTTGCTTCATACCTTGCAGGGACCGTATCAACAGGGTTTCTGCCTGAATATAACCAGTTGATAATCTCGGCCCCGGCAAGAGTCAGGTACGCACTAAGCAGTGAGTCTTGATCTGTAACATTAAGAATATCCTTTACATTTGACAATTTTTCCTCATCAGTCATTCGTGCGCACCTCCTTGCTTATTTCGGCTTTTTATTCGGTGGAGCAGCCTTCGGTTTTTCAACCTTAGGTTGTTTTTCCGGCTGCTCAACAACCAAGCCTACAAATTGCCCGGTCATGCCGCTGTCGTAGCCACGCACTCATTGGAATAAGTGATGGCAGTGGTGTTGTTATAGGTGTTGGTTATCTTGCAGCGGTAGGTCCCTTTATGCGTCGCATCCGACCAGCTTGCTACGGTATAGTCAACCGATGTCGCGCCGGGAATGTCGTCAAAACCTTTGCCGTCGTTGTCCAGCTGCCATTGATAGGACAATACGCCTTTTGCAACAGCTTCAACGGTAAGGTCAAAGGTATAGCTCGCTCCGGCAGTGACTTCAACGGAATCATCAAGGTCCTTAGTCAGCACAGGATAATCAGGCAGCAACACTTCAATGGCGTCGGCAAGCAGATCAAGGTTCTTGTCCGTATCGGCAGGATGGAAACTCCTTACCCATACAGGTCTAGGTTTTCTCTCAGCCATTTATCAACGCCTCCTTTAGCTATTTGCCGTGTTCGCTCGATGCAGATAAATTCCCTTCACTTTGTTTTCCTCAACAAAAGCGTCGTGATAGATGCGATAGTCAAACTTCCAAGCATCTGCCTGTTGGTTCTCCTGCGGATTAAAGATTCTGGGCAATGCGTGTTTCGCCACCTTGATAACAGCGGAAGGATGAACGATCATGAAATTGATCTTGTAGCTGTTGGTCGGAACGATGAACCCGCCTGACTCCTGACCGGATGTTTTCCCGTCGTACAAGGTAATGCCGGTGTTGAACCGAGCCTGAGGAACACGGATGATACGCATATCGTTGTAATACTCGACATCGGTATTCACCACGCCCTCATTGGAAAGCTGACGGCTGATCTTTTGTTTCAGTGCGTTGTAGCAAAGCTCGGACATAAAGATGATTCTTCCGGTGTCCGGCACTTCATGGCCGTCCATCAACTGCGTAGCAGTCTCGATCAGGGTAGGAATATCCGTAGTACCTGCTGTAACGTCGGCATTTGTTCCGAGGATGTTCGAGGTTCCTGACAACTTAGCAAAAGTATAAGCGTCGACCTCCGGTACAACCTTCGTGCGAATGAACTCGCCTGCTAGTCTGCCGAAAGCCATGCCGATGGTTTCCTCGTCGTCCATGGAGTCAATGGTGAATGAACGTCCGCGATCCTGAGAAAGAACAAAGTTCTCCCAAATTCCGGTCACGTCGCCGGTGACAAACCCGGTTGAACGGTTATAATTGCCAAGGCCGTCCATCGAAATCTTGAATACGTTCACGGTATTGGCATTGACGAAATTCACGTCCTGAGCGTCAAGAATAGACGTTCTTGCGGAAACTTTGTAAATTTCATCAAGAATAGGTAAATACTTTTTTGCAAGTGCAATACTATTAGCCATAATTTAACTCTCCTTTGGCGGTAATCCTGCCGCCTGTCTTATTTTGTTGGTTTTTTCCAGTTCTTTTTGATCTTCCAATGACGCACCCTGACCGGCAGGAGGAACGGACTCATCGGCTAATTTTGCGGCGGTAGCGGCTTTCTTGACGTTTTCAAGATGGATAGCCTGATTACCGAATACTTTCTCCATATCGCCGTCTATCAATGCTTTCGCCGTTTCATCAGCAAGAGCCTCGTCATAGCCAAGCCCTAAAAACTTCGCCTTTGACTCCGATATGGACTTTTCTTTTCTCAGGTTTTCCAGCTCTGCCCTGATTTTCTCCGCCTCTTCCGCACGTTTCGCCTCTTTTTGCTCGTCGTCCGTCATTTTTGCCTGAAGCTGTTTTTTCAAATCAGCTATAGTGGAACTGGCCTTGTCAAAAAGGTCCTTCTTCACAAAACCTGACAGATCAGGCTCGTACTTCTCGATAAGAGCAAGCTTTTCCTCTGCGGTCATTTCCGGTTTGTATCCTTCTAGTTTCGTAATATCCATTTTTCTTTCTCCTTGCGTTTTTAGTTCTTCTCTGAACGTTTTTGCATTGTTTTTAAGAGGTTCTTTCCTCTGTTTTGCGGTTTACGTCTTCTCTGACGGTTTCGTTAAGTGTTGAACAGCGAGGGCATTTGATCGATATGACCGCTCCCTCGTCCATCCTGCAAAGCAATTTCCCACAAGACTTACAACGGAACTCCCTCAATCGACCTCCCCTCCTCTTTCACCGTTTGGTAATATTCAGCGCTCATCTTTGCCGCATCCTCCGGATCGGAGAACAAACCGCAGTTCGCAAAAGCGAGAGCAGGAGCGATCTTGTCGCTTGCCAGCATAGTAGTCAGTATTTGCGACTTGACAAGGCCGTTTTCAAAATTGCGTCTGGTGAACTTCGTCTCTATATCGGCAAGCCTTAAACTTGTACCAACCGTATCCCGGATCATTTTCAGAACAATCTTCAAGAACTTACGTTCTGATTCCTTGACCATCAACTCGTCGGACTTGAACCTTGATTCCGCCGATGAATGGCCGTCCCTCATGATCACCGCCGAGCCTGTATCGCTTGTAGAGAAACCGCCGTTTCTGTTAGGCATACCAACGATATTCAATACAGTCTGGTACATGTAATCGACCAAGGTTTGAGTTTGCTGCTGGTCTAATTGTTCTGCTATTATTCTTAAATCAGGCTTGTTATCGCCGTAAGATTTCAGCGTGATCAATCCGGCCTCTCTAAGAAGTTTGGCGGCATCGTCGGATATCTCGCTGTTCACCAAAACAATGAGGCTTTGAATGAATTGCTCAACGCCGTCCAGTCTGTTGGACTGAACAGTGTTAATCGCATCAAGGATAGGAAGTACGATCTCAAAAGAGCCGAGCCTTGCATTGTTCATCGGATATTCGATAATAGGGTTCTCCGAGAATTTGCGATCTTCGATTTTTTTCGTAATAGGATTCGCAACATTAATATCCGACTCAAACTCGTAATACTTGGATTCCGTATAAACACTGAAAACAAGCTTATTGTCTTTCTTGATGATGTACTTGACTCCCATCAAAGGTTTTTCGCCAAGTCCCGAATGATAAACAACAAACGCATATCTTGGATCAAGCGTATAAATCTCAAAAGGCGCCTCATCGCCGGTAAACTGAGATTTGCCCTTTTCCAGATCGGGAACAACGGTCGTTTCGATGTAGTCTTTATTAGGCATGATCATTCGATAAGCAGTACCGCAAATGTACGCCCATTCAATGAGTTCCTTGTCCAATGCGGACTTGCCGCAAAGCAGCATCATATCGTTCAGTTCGTTGATCCCTCTTGAAATCTCATCGGTACTACCACGGCTGATGTACTGCAAAGGCTCGCCGCATAATCCGCCCACCTTGAAGTTGACAATCTCGTTTGCCCTGTTTTCAACGATCTTATTGTTGATCTCAGGCCTTATTGTCTTGGTTCTTCCAAGGATAGGTTGATTTCCCTTGTAATACTCGTAAAGCGTGTTGATTTCGTTGCTGTTGCGAATATGGGTTTTCATCGCCTCTTTCAAAACCTCAACGACGTTTGCCGGAGTAATCGAGGATTCGTCGCACAGTATTTTCGTCCTGCCCGTGAACACGTCCGCAATAGTCAATTTAATTGGAAGTTCAGACATACTACCCCTCCTTTACCACGGTCTTTTCCCGATCTCTACCCTTGCAAGTGAACCTGTGAAAATTTCATCGGCAAGCATCGCCAAAGAATCGGGAGCGTCGTCATATCGGTTTTTACCTGCCTGAGAAAACATGCAAAGCTCGTCCATAAAAGCCTGATATTCCTGACTTCTGTTCTTTTCGTCTATAAAGTAAAATCTCTTGATCTCCGGCGAATATTGAATAATCCTGCCCAACTTCGATTGATTGCTTGGTGATCGTTTAGCGGTGATGTTTATTCGTACACCGTCTTTTCGCAATTGCTGATCAATACTGTCCGCATACTCATGGCCGCCATTGTTTGCCTCGTAGCGTTGTTTGTGAGGAAGATGAATCTTGGTCTTGCCTACAACCAACGGTTGAGTAACAGTCTTGTCTCCTTTGTTGAAAACAACATCATGGATGTAAATGTCGCTTCCAAACTGATAAGCAAAAGGCATTGAAAGACTGTCGCCTCCGCCCCAAGCAACGTCGCAAACAGCCACCTTGTAAGGATCGCCGTCAGGCAATATGCCGTTGTAATAATTGAGTTCCTCCTTAGGGAACAACAAGCCTTCCCGGACATAAGGTTTTCCCATGTATTTAGCCATCCAAGTAGCATCGTCGATGGATTCTTTCATGTCCAAGTAATACTCAGTGGAAAAACCCAAACCATACGGATAAACAAAATTACTTTCTCCGTTCTCGTCCAATGCAGGTAATATTCTGAATCGATATCGCGGGTTGCCTTCGTATTGCTGTTGTATTCGTCCCTGTACGTCGTCCACGGCCCATCGGGTACCGATCATCACCTGATAGGCCCCCTCTTTCATGCGGTCCTTTAACTGGTTTGCATAAGCGTTGTATTTGTTCTCCAATCTTTGAGGGTTCAATGATTCCTCAAGGTCCTCTATAAGGTCGTCGCAATATAAACACTTGGCAACCTCAACAGCACCGGTCAATGTTCCCAAGATGGATCGACAGGTTAATGTAGAAAATCTTCTTGCTCGCTTTGAACTGATATCAATGGATTCGTCATTAGCAGAAGTAGCTCCGACGAACGCTAAAGGAAACACGTCATTCCACAAGTATTGAGGATCGGTCAATATCGATAAAACCTCTTGGTAAAAACCTTTGGTCAGCTTATCCGAATGACCGCTCATCACATTGGCCATATCAGGATATTTCCCCATAAGCCAAGTCATAAAAAAACAACCAAGAGTGGACTTTCCTATTCTCGTAGGAGTCGAGATCGATAAAAAGTCCAGCTTGCCATCCTCCAAGTCCTGCAAGTCATCAACGATTACTTTCAACTGTTTTCTTCGAGGAAGATAAAATCTTCTTTCTGGAGGACGGTCAAATTCGAGGTATAAAAGATAGCTGTCAAGGTTGTCTACTGCATCAAATAACAATGTTTTCTTGTATAGGTTATAGGCACCCAAAGAACCTTCCATCGCCTCTTTATAAGCCAGCTCCCGAACCCAAGCGTTCAATGGATAAGCCTGTTTTCGATCACTAACAAGTCTCAGCAACTCAAAAAGATCGCTCATCAACTGAAATTCAGGGTTATTCCGCAACCTTGACTCGATTTCCAGTATCAGATCGTAATTTTCCATAAAAAAATGCCAACCCTCTCAGATTGGCACTCTTAGGCGCTCTTTTTTGTTTTTTTAGATTTTTTTCGGTCGTCGTTTACCTAATTCTGTTTCAAGCCAGTCTGCAATAGCGACAACAAGTGTGGACGTTGCTATCTTGGATGCATGTGATGTTATTCTCCGTTCAACAAATCTCTTAAAAAGTTCAGGGCGTATGTCTGGAAATATATCAAGAATCGCCACACAGTCAGGTACGCCACGATCCGCAAGTTCAATGTTTACTAGCCTTATTATTTCTTCAGGATTCTCTACACCCATTATTTTTGAACGTCTGCGCTTGTAAACCCAACGGAAAAACGCCTCACGGTTTATTGTATCAGGCGACAAAAAATGACACTCATGGCACATCAAAAATAAATTGTACGCCTCGTCACTTCAGCCAAGAGATTTAGCCGTTATATGGCACCTGTTCAGTTTAGACGAAATCTTTTTAGCAGACCATATATCTTTTACATCCTCGTCCGTCAGCTCTCCTTGTTTTCTTTTTTCAACGTCAGAAATAATAGGCTTTGAACATCCCCAGCACATCGGTTCGCCCCAATCTTCCACAACAAGCTCAGAGTTCTCGGTACCAGCAGAAACAACCTTCCCATTAGAAGTAATGCCTTTGTCTTTCCAATACTGCACGATAGCATAATGCTCTATCATTACGCCCACCTGCCTGTTCGAGTCTTAAACTCCTTGACGGCCTTGTAATAAGTATTGTTCTTCAAACCCAATACCTTCATGGCATACTTGTTCGT